GCCTTAGCTAAAAACGATAGAGACCCTAACCTACAGAGGTGACAATCCGAGCTAGATATAAAAAAATAAAAAAAATTCGCCCAGATAAAAAATGGTTCCAATACCATTTTGATTCTTGGGGTTTTTGGTTACATATATACAAAAAATTCGCCCAGAAAAAATGAAGGATGAAACCATTTACCATATCTACGCAAAAGATAAATGTTTATATCCTTGTCTGAGAGAAGAAGAATTTACAAAAGTATGGAGCGACCTACAGAATATGGTAGGGTTAATGAAGACGGACTATACAGTTGATGATCTAAGTTTTGTCGAGTGCCCTCCAGACGTGGGTGGAAATGGATACGATGATAATTTAGAGCCTTCTTATTAACCGAACTTCCCAGTATTTGATTGACACTATACATATAATAGTCTATAATTGAATTGAAGGTACTAAGAAACTATGGCAAAAGGATTTACTGTTAAAGCCAATGCACCAAAACCTAAGAAAGAGGAGTGGGACATTGATGCTATTAAAGCAAGAATGAAAGGAAAGACAATTGTATTTTGTCTACCAGGACGTGGATGTTCTTACACATTTCTGAAAAACTTTGTGCAACTCTGTTTTGACATGGTTCAGAACCAAATGTCTATCCAGATCTCACAGGATTATTCATCTATGGTAAACTTTGCACGTTGCAAGTGTTTAGGTGCAAATGTATTGAGAGGACCTAAGCAGATTCCTTGGGATGGTAAACTTAAGTATGATTACCAACTATGGATTGACTCGGATATCGTCTTTGACACTAACAAGTTCTGGCAGTTATGTGATATGGCTGTTCCTGCTGAAGGTGAAGAGAGACGTATTGCTGCTGGTTGGTATGCTACAGAGGATGGTCAAACTACATCTGTCGCACACTGGTTGGAAGAAGATGACTTCCGCAAGAACGGTGGTGTTATGAATCATGAAACCGTTGAGAGTATTACAAAGCGTAAGAAGCCTTTTACAGTTGACTATACTGGTTTTGGTTGGGTCATGATTAAGAAGGGCGTATTTGAGGAACTTGAGTATCCTTGGTTTGCTCCTAAGATGCAAGTCTTTGAGTCTGGTAATGTTCAGGACATGTGCGGCGAAGACGTATCATTCTGCTTGGATGCCAAGGAACAGGGCGATGAAATCTGGTGCGATCCTCGGATCAGGGTAGGTCACGAAAAAACTCGTGTAATCTAATGCAAATTGCAAACCACGGTGATACAGTTGAAGTATCAAATCTCACAACAGAAGAGTTGTGGGATATGGTGGCCTTGTTTACCACCGAACTCTCTCGTAGAGATGATGTTCAGTATCGTGTATGTGCAACATCCGAATCAGTTAAACAAAAACTAACTAAATTATGATTATTATGTCTATTGCTGCGTGGCTCGGTTTACTTATTGTTCTGGGCATTTGCTTTGGAGTCTGGTATCTAAACCTTTACAATCCTCATGGATAAAAGATACAATATACGTTATAAGAATGAAATATTACATGAGGATCTTACTATAGAACAATGTAGTGAGATCCTTCAGGACTTTGCAGATCGTTTTTATAACGGTAAAGATGATGAAATTAACCCTAGTTTTATAGAAATGGAGGAATTAACTAATGGCTAAAGCAGTTGCATGGAATAGTGGTAACTTTGTGGAGGCAAAACCGAAAAAAACTCGTCAAGGAAGAGGTAAACATAGTAAATTTGCCTCGTCGTCTCGTAACGGAGCACCAAAAAAGTACCGAGGTCAAGGAAAATAAATAAAAGGGACTCGAAAGAGTCCTTTTTTTATTGCAAGAGGGTAACATGACCGCACAAAATGATTTTTTAGACAACCTTGCCAACCATCAACATCAAAAAATGCTTCGAGAAATAGCAAATGATGCTATAACACCTAAGAAAACGAATAAAAAAGTGCAAAATGACCTCTATGAGAAGCAAATTGACGATGATTTCTATGAAGGATTGGATTATGACGACCAAATGATCCCTACTGCAGAATTTTAGTCATTAAACCTTAATAAATAAACAATAATCGCTGTATTTAAGTGCCACTAGAACGGGTTAGCCAAGGATTTAAGGATATTAGCATGAGTTTTCAGGCTAATCCGCTTAATTTTGACCTGATTGGTCTTAAAAATGAGAATGCAATTGCTCGTTCAGTAAAAAATATCGTTTTTACTCTTCCTGGAGAGAAATTTTTTGATGAAGATTTTGGATCTCGTATTACTGCATCACTTTTTGAGAATATAGATGATATTGCTGCTAGTGAAATCGTTGATGAAATCACTGAATCCATCACTAATTATGAACCAAGAGTTAATTTGATCAGTGTCGAAGCATTTCCTAACTTTGACAACAATCAATTTGATGTTGCTATCATATATGAAATTATAGGAGCTGACGTTCCTCCACAAGAACTACAATTCGCCTTACAGTCAACAAGATAAATGGCATTAGTTAATTTCGCTGACCTTGATTTTGATCAGGTTAAAACATCACTTAAGGAATATCTTAAAGCAAATTCGACTTTTACGGATTATGACTTTGAGGGATCTAACCTTTCTTCTTTAATTGATGTATTAGCATACAATACTTACATTACTTCGTATAATGCCAATATGGTTGCTAACGAAGTTTTCATTGATAGTGCTACTTTAAGAGAAAATGTAGTCTCTTTGGCGCGAAATATTGGATATTTACCAAAATCAAGAAAAGCAGCAACTGCAACCGTTAGTTTTTTCGTAGACTGTAGTGATATTAGTCCAACTCCTGCTTCTGTAACGCTTAAGGCAGGTCCTGTAGCGGCAACTTCTGGTACTTTTGGTAATCAATCCTTTATTTTCTCGATTGTAAGTGATATTACGGTTCCTGTATTAGATGGAATCGCTAATTTTAATGAAATTAGCATCTATCAGGGTAGTTTAATCACTTCGACATTTACTTTTAGCTCTCAAACACCTAATCAGAAGTTTATTTTACCAAATGCTGGTATTGATACCTCATTATTAAAGGTAACAGTTAAACCAAACCAAACTTCAACGACTGAAACGACTTATACTACTCAAGATAGTCTTTTTGATATAACAAAAGAGTCAAAAGTTTATTATTTACAGGAAATTGAAGATGAAAGATATGAAATCTTCTTTGGTGATGGAGTTTTTGGTAAAAAATTAGATGAAAATAATTTTGTTACCGCATATTACATTATTTCGAGTGGTGATAGTGGAAATGGGGTTAATCAATTTGAATTTGCTGGAAATTTAGAGTATTCACGTAATGGATTGTCCTATACAGTAACTGCTGGCATCTCTTTAGTCACAACAGACATTTCTGCGACTGGTGGTGAGAACATTGAGACTGTAGAATCGATTAAAAAGTATGCGCCACGCATTTATGCCTCTCAAAATCGTTGTTTAACCGCAAATGACTATGAATCCCTAATTCCAACTCGCATTTATCCTGAAACAGAGTCAATTTCTGTTTTTGGAGGTGAAGAATTAGTTCCTCCTCAGTATGGTAAGGTCTTTATTAGCATAAAACCTAAAACTGGTGACTTTTTACCTAATTTGATCAAAGAAAACATTAGAACCAAGTTAAAGAAGTATGCAGTTGCGGGAATTGTCCCAGAAATCCTTGATTTGAAGTATTTGTATGTAGAAGTTGACTCAAAAATTTATTATAACACTAATTTGGCACCTTCAGGAGCTGCTGTCTCAAGTATTGTTCAGAGTAATGCTAATAAGTACGCAGAATCTGCTGAAATGAACAAATATGGTGCAAGATTTAAGTATAGTAAGTTCTTAAATATTATTGACCAAAGTAATGAGGCTATAACATCGAATATTACAACAATTTCGATGAGAAGAGATCTTCGATGTGTTTTAAATACTTTTGCAGAGTATTCTATTGGATTTGGTAATGAATTTCATATCCGAAGCATGGATGGGTACAATATTAAGTCTACTGCTTTCAGAATAGCAGGACTTAATTCCGATGTTTACATTTCTGACATTCCTAATTCAAATGCAGAGGATGGTTCCCTTTTCTTATTCACAGTTCCTAACGTTTCTTCCCAATCACCAACAATTGTAAGGAGAAATATTGGTTTTATCAATTATAAAAAAGGAATTATTACACTTAACCCTATTAATGTCTTATCTGGTAAATTAAAAGATGGACAAACCATTATTGAGATGTCTGTATGTCCAAAATCCAACGATGTTGTCGGATTACAGGATCTTTATTTGCAGCTAGATATTAGTACAAGTAATTTCGAGACTGTTGTTGATGAAATTGCTTCTGGTATGGATCCAGCAGCATCTAATTATATTGTCACACCTAGTTACGCTAACGGCAACTTAGTAAGATCATAACATGGCCGAAAAGAGAATCCAATTTAGTAATATAGTTCAGAATCAGCTGCCAGCGTATACGCGGACTGAATTTCCTTTAGTTTCTGAATTTTTAAAGCAATATTACCTAGGACAAGAATATCAAGGTGGTCCTATTGATTTAATTCAAAATATTGATCAATATACTAAAGTTAGTGAGCAAACTAATACAATTGAGTCTGTAGGACTGTCTACTTATGTGGATTCCTTTACTGATGTTATTCCTGTGGATATGGCAATCTATCCTGCAGGAACTGAGGGATTTCCAGATTCTTATGGACTGATTAAAATTGATAATGAGATTATTACATATACTGGAACTGCATCAACTTGTTTTACTGGTTGTGTGCGTGGATTTTGCGGTATAACCTCATATAAAGCAGAAAACAATCCAGATGTACTAGTCTTCGATACAAGCACCTCTGAGGAGCATATAGCGGGGTCTAAGATCCAAAATTTAAGTACTTTATTCCTCAAAGAATTTTTACTTAAAACAAAACATCAATTATTACCTGGTTTAGAAGATCGTAAGTTGCATGAAGATCTAAATCAGAATATTTTCATAAAACAATCAAAAGATTTTTATCTCAGTAAAGGTACAGATAGATCTTTTGAGATTTTGTTTAAAGCTTTATATAATGAGAATGTACGTATTATAAAACCAAGAGATTTTCTCTTTACACCTTCTAATGCTAATTTTAAGGTCACAAAAGATTTTGTAGTTGAAAATATTGAAGGAGAAGGTAATCCAATACATCTTGAGAATTCTACATTAAAGCAAGATGAATATAAGAGTGAATTTACAAATGCATATGCTCCAATTAGTAGAGTAGAGCCAATTAATACTGGAGCAGGAACAACATATTATAAATTAAGTATTGATGCTGGATATAATAGAGATGCAAGAGTCGAAGGTTCCATATATGGCGAATTTAACGTTCATCCAAAAACTAGAGTAATTGGACAAGTATCTTCTGGATCTACTAGTCTTGATGTTGACTCTACAGTAGGATTCCCAACAAGTGGTGAATTATATTGTAGTTATAGTGATGGAACTGCTGGAATTGTTTCTTATACTTCTAGAAATTTAACTCAGTTCTTTGGATGTACTAATATTAATGGAACAATCTCCAATGCAACTAATGTTGGAGTTAATACTTATGTTTATGGTGTTTCTTCTGAAGATTCTACTAAAAATATTAAAGTAAGAATAGGATCAATATTAGAGAAGTTTAATTATCCTAATGATACACAGGGATACGGAAAAGATGATATTGCCAAGATTAAAACTTTAGGTGTTGTTGATAAAACCTTTAAAGGTAAAGATTGGTTCTTTAATGTTGCGTCAAGTTATAAGATTTTAAGTGTATCTTTAATTGATGTATCTGATTTTACTTATAGAGTAGAATTGGATGTAGAACATTATTTAAAAGTCGGTGATCAAATATCTATTCTTCAGGGTGCTGATCAATTACAAGTTTCTACTGTACTTAATATTAATTCTGCAAAATC